TAATTGAAAACGTTAGGTTGGTTAAGATGATATGTGGTGATTCGTCAGACAACATTGCAGGAATTAAAGGAATGGGTGTTAAAAGATTTCTATCTTTTTTCCCTGAACTTAGAACCGAATCAATCTCTGTTCAACAAGTTAAAGAAAGGAGTGAACTTCTTTTTGAACAAGACAAACACAACAAATTAATTACGAATTTACTAACTGGTGTTACTAAACACGGAGTATTTGGGGAAGAGTTTTTTGACGTAAACAATCGTATCGTGAGTTTGGATGAACCTTTTTTAAGTGATGAGGCGAAAGAAAACATTGACCTTCTAATAAATGAGTCGTTAGACCAAGAAGGAAGATCTTATAAAAACGCAATGAAAATGATGATGGACGATGGATTATTCAATATGTTACCAAAATCGGATGACGCATGGACAAAGTTCTTAAATCCATTTTTACGTTTAACAAGAAAAGAAAAAAATAAAATAAAAACAAAAACAATTAAAGTAAAAACCAATGAGTAGAGATTACCAAAACCAAGACAACATTACGAAATTTGAATTTCTTTTGTCTTTAGAAGGACACATTGTGTGTCAGAGATTTTTTAATGTGAGAGACCACGTTGATCAAGCGAGATGTTCAATGGACCTTCACTATTATATAAAAAATATTTGTGAAGATATTTCACACGATTTGAAAATAAAAAGTTCCAACTATCTATGTGAGAATCAAAACTATATCCTCAATATGGACTCTGTGGAAAGTGATGAAACCAAAGAAAAAGAACATTTTTTAATGGAAATTAAGTTGGGTGACGATGTATTTATTCAAAGGATATTCCCCGCATATTATTACCATCCGAAAGTAAGATATACGGTAGACATTCGTCCGAGATTGAAAACAATTTTGTCAGATTTAACTGACATTTTATCAACCGAAGAATTAGAGACGAAATATCTACAACACGAGCTATAATTTAAAACATATATAAAAACAAAACATGGAAGAAAGGAATTTTGGGTATTTGGGATTTTCGTTTCAACAATCCCTAATAAAAGCGATTATTGAAGATAAGAAATATGGTGAGACCATTATTGATGTATTAGAAAGTAAATTTTTTGACAATAGTTCATTTAAATTTATAATGGAAAATACAAAGGAATTATATAAAGCATATAATAAAATTCCCGATTATAATACACTGGCACAGAAAATTATGGCTGAAGGGGGTAACAAAGATTCTTCCAAAGTTCACGTAGATACATTAGAGGCAATTAAAAATAATGAATCACAAATTGAATATGTAAAAGATACCGCACTTAATTTCTGTAAACAACAAAACTTGAAAAGAGAGTTAAAAAACGTACAGAGTATTATTGAAAGTGGTGAATTTGAAGCGTATAATAAGATTGAAGAAATTATCCAAAAAGCATTACAAGTTGGTATTTCTAATGATGAAACAACTGACGTATTCCACGATATTGATGCGGCGTTAGAACAGGACTTTAGACACCCATTACCAACAGGTATTGTTGGAATTGACAACTTACTTAAAGGTGGGTTGGGGATAGGAGAATTGGGGGTTGTATTGGCACCAACAGGTACTGGTAAAACTACTTTACTTACCAAGTTTGCTAATACCGCTTATAACTTAGGATATAATGTCGTTCAAATATTTTTTGAAGACAATCCAGGTAACATTAAAAGAAAACATTATACTATTTGGTCAGAAATTGCTCCAGACCAACAACCAGAATTTAAAGATATGGTTAAAGAAAAAGTTGAAGAGGCTCAAACAAGATCAAAAGGAAGTTTGAAATTATTGAAATTGGCAAGTGATAATGTAACTGTTTCTGAAATTAAAAATAAAATCAGAAAGATGAATTCAGATGGTATTAAAGTGGATTTATTAGTGTTAGATTATGTTGATTGTATTTCATCTGACAAATCAACAAATGGTGAAGAATGGAAAGGAGAGGGTTCGGTTATGAGAAGTTTGGAATCTATGACGGGTGAATTTGAAATGGCAATATGGACGGCAACACAAGGTAACCGTGAATCTATTTCAAGTGAAGTTGTAACAGGAGATCAAATGGGAGGTTCAATCAAAAAGGCACAAATTGCTCACGTTATATTATCTATTGGTAAAACATTAGAACAAAAGGAACATAACTTGGCAACACTTACATTATTGAAATCACGTATTGGTAAAGATGGTGTGGTATTTCAAAACTGTAAATTTAATAATGAATTTTTAATTATTGATACGGAATCACAAAATACCTTATTAGGTCATGAACAAGATGAGGTACAAAAGAGAGCTAATAGAGTTGCCGAAGTTTATAAAAAGGCACAAGAGAAGAAGACACAAATAATAAGTAAATAAAAAAAATAAAGTTTAGAAATGCAGAAAGGTAAAAAATTTCTGAGTGACTTGAAGTTACACTCGGATTATTTCAAATGGTTGGAAGATAAAGGAAGATATGAAACATGGGAAGACGCGTGTGAAAATATCGTAGATGGACACAGAAAAAAATATGTGGATTATAAAGAGACGGTAGAACCGTATCTTCAATCCGCATTAGAAAGTATGAAAGATCAAGCGGTATTGGCATCACAAAGAAACTTACAATACAGACATGAACAAATAATGAAACACAACACGAGAATGTTTAACTGTACATCAGGACACATTGCTCGTAATAGAGTATTCCAAGAGATTTTCTATTTAGCATTATCTGGTTGTGGTTTTGGTGGTGGGTTATCAATTCCATTTGTTAATAACTTAAGTAAAATTCAAAAAAGAACTTTAGGTACTAAAACATATGTAATTGAAGATAGTATTGAAGGATGGGCAAACTCATTGGGAGTTATTATGTCATCATATTTTGTTGATGAACAACCTTTCCCTGAATTTGCTGGATATGAAGTAAAATTTGATTATTCACAAATCAGAGAAAAAGGAGCATTCATTAGTGGTGGTTTTAAAGCACCTGGTCCCGAAGGATTAAAACAATCTTTGGAAAAGATAGAAGCGTTAATTGAAAAGTGGTTAACTAATGAAGGAAATAAAATCAGACCAATTTTAGCGTTTGATATTATTTGTCATTCGGCAGATGCTGTATTATCAGGTGGAGTTAGACGTTCAGCATTGAATATGATTGTTGACCCTAACGATACTGAAATGATTCACGCTAAAACAGGGAATTGGAGAAATGAAAATCCACAAAGAGGTCGTAGTAATAACTCGGTTTTGTTATTAAGAAGTGAAGTTCAAAAAGAACAATTTAATTACTTGGTACAACTTAATGATGGTGCTAATGATATTGGATTTGTATTTGCAAACAGTTGGTTTGATATGTTTAACCCATGTTTTGAAATTTTAAAAATACCTGTATTAGATACTATAGATTTTTCTAAAATCAAATATGATGATGTTGAAGAATATGTTAAAAACAATAAAGAAAAATTTGGTATTCAAGGTTGTAACTTAACTGAAATTAATGCAGAGAAGGCAACTACAAAAGATAAATTTTTAAAGGCATGTAAAGATGCATCTATCTTAGGTACATTACAAGCAGGATACACAAGTTTCCCTTACTTAGGTGAAACAAGTAGAAAGATTTTTGAAAGAGAGGCTTTATTAGGTGTTAGTATTACAGGTTGGATGAACAATCCAAAATTATTCAACGCAGAATTATTAGAAGAAGGTGCTCAAATGGTAAAAGACACAAATAAAGAAGTTGCCGCGGTGATTGGTATTAACCAAGCTGCAAGAACTACTTGTGTTAAACCTTCAGGTAATGCGTCAGTTGTATTAGGAACCGCTTCAGGTATTCATCCCGAACACTCTGAAAAGTATTTCCGTATTATGCAATTGAACAAAGAAAGTAACACGGCAAAATGGTTGGTTGACAATATGGGATTCTTATTGGAAGAGAGTGTATGGTCATCAACTAAAAGTGATTATGTTGTTTTTGTTCCTGTTGAAAATCCAAAAGTTGGTTTATTCAAAAAAGATATGAAAGGAATTAAACATCTTGAATTAATCAAATTAGTTCAACAACATTGGGTAAACGCGGGAACTAATCACGAATTATGTGCATACCAAGGAGTTAATCATAATACATCTTGTACCGTTATTATTGATGATAAAGATGCTATTGTTGATTACATTTGGGAAGAAAGAGATTTCTTTACAGCGGTGAGTTTTATGTCTGATTACGGAGATAAAGATTTTAACCAAGCACCATTCACTTCAGTATTAAATTTGGAAGATATTATTGAGCAATATGGTAAAGGGTCAATTTTGGCATCAGGTTTAATTATTGATGGTTTACATTACTTTAATCAAAACTTATGGTTAGCTTGTGATACTCTATTAGATAGAAGTATAACTTTAACAGGAACAAGAGAACAAGTTTTATTAAAAGAATATTGGTTGTCAAGAGCGAAGAAATTTGCAAAGAATTACTTTAAAGGTGATATGAAGAAAATGGTTTATTGTTTAAAAGACGTTCATTTGTTCTACAAATGGGAAACTATCACTCGCCAATTTAAAGAAGTTAATTTTGGTGAAATTTTAGACAGACCTCAATATAAAGATATTAGTGACTTTGCTGCTCAAGCATGTTCTGGTGGAAGTTGTGAAATTACAAGTATCTAATGGTAGAAGGGGTTGACTATTACATAGATGAGAAGTCAGGGCTTATGGTTCTGACTTCTCTTTTTTTATTAAAGAGAGGGTACTGTTGTGGTAATGGATGTTCGGGATGTCCTTACTTACCCCCACATCAAAAGGGAAATACAAAAATAAAAGAAGATACATAACCATTTTCATATTGTTTATATTTATTGAATATGGCAGCAACCTATGGAATAGATTTCCCATTTAGGGATAGTTTAGAAGGAAAGTTTTTAAAGATGACTGGTACTCCCGAAAGAGAGATTAGAGCGGATTTAATACACCTCCTATTGACAAAGAAGGGTAGTAGATATTTTCTACCTGATTTTGGTACTAGATTGTATCAATACATCTTTGACCAAAACGACGCTGTTACATTTGGATTAATTGAAAGTGAAATTCGTGATTCTGTAAAAAAATATATCCCTAATTTGGATTTAACCTCAATAGTAGTGGTTTCAGCAGAAGACGACCCAGACCAAATTAATTCACTACAAGAAAATGAAGATAATAGACTTTTTAGGGTTTCTAGTCATTCTGAAAAACCACATACGGCTGTAGTTAAAATTGAATATACAGTAAATAACGGGGCATTTACGTCTTCGGATTTTATAATACTAAACATTTAAGATGAGTAAAAAAATATCATACGCAACAAGAGATTTTGCGGGTTTAAGGGAAGAGTTAGTAAATCTAACAACACAATATTATCCTGACTTGGTTAAGAATACCAACGACGCATCAATATTTTCAGTATTATTAGATTTAAATGCTGCGGTTGCAGATAACCTACACTTCCATATAGATAGAGTTTGGCAAGAAACAATGTTAGATTTTGCTCAACAAAGACAATCGTTATTTCATATTGCAAAAACTTATGGTATGAAAATACCATGTAAAAGACCTTCAGTTGCGTTATGTGACTTTTCAATGAATGTTCCGGTTAGAGGTGATAAGGAAGATGAAAGATATTTGGGAATTATGAGATCAGGAACACAAGTATCGGGAGGAGGACAAATTTTTGAAACAGTAGAGGACGTAGATTTTTCAGATCCATTTAATAGTAAAGGTGAACCAAATAGATTAAAAATACCAAATTTTAATGCTAATAATCAATTAGTGTCATATACAATCACAAAAAGAGAGGCGGTAGTTAATGGTGTTACAAGAATCTATAGAAGAGTGATTACTTCATTAGACCAAAAACCATTTTTAAAATTATATTTACCTGAACAAGATGTGTTAGGTGTTAGTAGTATCATACATAAAGATGGTACTAACTTTGGTGCAAATCCAACTTCAAATGAATTTAGTGATTTAACGAATAAATGGTATGAAGTTAAAAGTTTGGTACAGGATAAAGTTTTCGTACCAGACCCAACCGCGGTATCAGATAAAAATAATTTTAAAGCGGGAACCAATAAAACCGTTACAAATAAATTCATAACTGAATATACACCAGAAGGATATTTTTCAGTTACATTCGGTTCAGGTAATGTTGACCCATTAGACAATTTAGATAGTCATATGAACGGTACAATGAAAGTTAACCTTTCAACCTATCTTAATAATATGTCATTGGGTGCAATACCAAAATCAAGTACAACCTTATTCATAAAATACAGAGTTGGTGGAGGTAAAGATTCCAATTTAGGTGTGAATGTTATCACGAGTATTGATAATATGGAATTGGACGTTAACGGACCTATATCTTCTATTAACACACAAGTGACTCAATCTATGAGAGTTACAAATATAACACCTGCTGTCGGTGGTGCGGACCAACCAACAATTGAAGAATTAAGAAACATGATTTCTTTTAACTTTGCTGCACAAAATAGAGCGGTAACATTGAACGATTATAAATCAATAATTGAGTTGATGCCTGCAACATTCGGAGCACCAGCAAAAGTGAATGTCATTGAAGAAGATAATAAGGTAAAAATTAAAATTTTATCTTATGACGATAATGGTAATTTATCTG